GGCGATGCACGCAGCGGCGTTCGACTCGACCGCGAGCAGCGCATGGTTGTAGAACCGCTGGAGGTTCAGCAGCCGCTCTGCGAAGCGACCTGGGTCTTCTCGACCCTCCCACACCGCGACCTCGCGACGCTCGATGGCATCCCACACCGTCACGGCGCTGTTGTCGCCCGTGGAGCCGAATCCCGCAGGGTCCGCGCAGACGAGGTAGGCGCGGCCCTTGACGGGTCGCTCCAGCAGGCTCGCGCCCTTCGGCATCGGCTCCGGGGGCACGACCGAGCTGAGCAGGCAGTCCTTCAGCACATCGACAGGCATGATGGGCGCACCGCCACCCAGCCATCCGTCGTAGGGGTCGCTGGGGTACTTCGAGGTGAACAGGCGCTCGTCGTTCGCCATTTCGGTCTGGAGCGAGATGCGGCGGAACGCGAGGTTGTGGATGTCCATCCCCGGATGCCGCTTCATGTACTCCAGTTCGGTGTCCGTCGGACGGAACCCGACGGGGTCGACGCGGCAGCTCGGGTCAAGCCACCACTCCAGGAACACAGGGTGGAAGCGTCCCTTGCCCTCCAGCGCGTTGTGCCACATCGTCTCGTGGTGGCTACCCGACGCGCCGGGCGTGGACTCCAGGACGACACGCGCGTTCTGCCGCTTGTTGACGGCCGGGAAGATGTTCGCCGCCGCCTTGCGCTGCCACTGCGCCTCACCGAACTCGGTGAGCAGCAGACGGTCGATGGAGCGACCGACCGCCGGCGAGCGCCCGCCCGCCGTCAGCACCTTGATGCCGCCGCCGTGGACGAAGTGAATCTGCGTCGTGCCGGGCTTGCGGCCCGTCTCGACAGGAACGCGCACATCATCGGGGAGGTTCTTGTACGCGAAGAGGATTCTTTCGAAGATGTCTTCTGCCGTGTCTTGGCGCTCGGCGATGAGGACGCCCTTCACGCCTTCGAGGTACATGCAGTCGCGGAGCAGGAGCATCACGGACGGCGTCGTGATCTTCGCTTGGCGGAACTTGTCGCAGATGACCCAGCGATAGTCGGCGCACGCCTGCAAGAACTTCATCTGGATGTTCGTCGGTTCCAGATAGCCGATGGACTCGTCCTCCCGAACGATCTGGCACATCGACACAAACGCCCATGGCGTCGAGAAGAGCGCCCGCACCTTCCCCATGTGAAGACCCGGAATCTGCGCGATCTTCGCGCCTCCAGGTAGACTCGCCGGTGCGTTCACTATAAACTGCTCCTATAGCTATACTATCACGGTATGGCCCAGAGGTCTACCATGGCCGAGAAGTGGATCAAGGGCGCCATCAAGAATCCAGGTGCCCTCCGCGAGAAGATGGGCGCCAAGGAAGGCGAGACCATCCCGAAGGAGAAGCTCGCGGCCAAGGAGTCTCAGCTCCGAAAGGAAGGCGAGGGCGACAAGAAGCTGTCCTCGGCAAAGCGCACGCTGCTGAAGCAGATCGTGTTGGCGCGAACCCTCGGGAAGATGGGAGAATAGATGATTGGCAACGACGTTCAGAACACCACCCGCCCGGACCTCAAGCCGGCCAAGGCCGCACCCGCGTCGATGAAGCGCGATCTGCTCAAGCAGATCGTCATGAACCGGATGAAGAAGACCTATGGCGGCTGACGGAAAGTACGGCCACATCAGCTTCAAGCCGCCGCAGTCCGTGGCGGCGTCTGCCGTTCGCGGCCTCATGCTGCGCCGGGAGCAGTCGAAGTCCCAGAAGGCGGGCCTCGATGTCGCGCAGGCTGCGGCGCAGGGCATCGGTAGCGGCGTCCAGCGCGCAGCGAACCTCAAGAACCGCTCCGAGATGGACCCGTCTACGATGAAGCGGATGAAGGCGTACTTCGACCGGCACGCCAGCAACTACCAGCTCGACCCCGGCAAGAGCCCCAAGGAAGACAAGGGGTACGTCGCCGGCCTCCTGTGGGGTGGGGACGCCGGGAAGTCGTGGTCGAACAAGGTCGTCCGCCAGATGGAGGCGGCCGACAAGCGAGGGAAGTGATGGATCGCCGCGCGGCACTGAAGCAGGTCTACTCCAACCCGGAGCTGCGAGAGCGCATCAAGAAGCGCATCATGGCGGGCGATAAGGGCGGACGCCCCGGTCAGTGGTCTGCCCGCAAGGCGCAGATGACCGCCCAGCAGTACAAGAAGGCCGGAGGCGGCTACAAGAGCGGCCCGTCGAAGTCGCAGAAGAGCCTCAAGCGCTGGACGAAGCAGGAGTGGCGTACGCCGTCCGGCAAGCCCAGCGTCCAGGGGCCGAAGGCGACGGGCGAGGTCTACGCGCCGAAGCGCGCCATCGAGAAGCTCCGCTCTACCCCTGGCGGTATGGCGAAGCTCGCGCAGGCGACGGCCGAGAAGCGGGCCGCGACCCGCGAAGGGAAGCAGTTCGCGCGGCACGACCTCCACAAAGGCACGGACAGATAGCCCGCAGGCCCCCCACTCCCGTCTAATAACCCGAAATAAATCTACTGCAACCCCTTGCGTGAAGATACCCATAGCGGTATTCTACGCACGCACCCCTCATGAGTGTTTCGGGTAGCCCTTCGGGGTCCGTAGCTACGAAGAGCGGGCAGGCGCCGCACTGAACCAACAGTTCCTTCGACCCGCCGGTCGGAGCCGCGTATGCGTCTGCCTCGCCGGCTATGGAGTTTCAAATGGCGATCTCTACCGAAATCCTCAACACCACCTTTGCGGACCTCCGCGGCCCGCTCGTCAACTCCTTCGTCCGTTCCAACGAGCTGCTCAGCGCGCTCATGGACAAGGCCCGCATGCCCTCCGAGGGCGGCTCGCTCATCGAGCGTTCCTTCGCCGGCGGCGCTCCCGCCCGCGGCGTCGGCGTCTTCGTCGGCGACGAGCTGCTCAACATGACCCGCCGTCAGCAGACCAAGCGGTTCCAGGTCGAGCCGCACCGCATCGTGGCCGCGATCAACATCCCCAAGAAGGAGCTGCTCTTCAACAGCGGCAAGCTCGCCGTGATCCGGCTCATCGAGGAGTACCCGCAGACCACGCTCGAAGGCGCGAAGGCCGACCTCAACGCCTTCCTCCTCACCGGCGTGTCCCGCGGCCTCGTGTTCCAGACCGCCGACCTCGCCGGCTTCCTGAGCGTCAACGGCGAGTTCGCCGCCGGCTCCGGTACGGGCGTCACCAACGGCCTGCTCAAGTTCGCGACCCCCGCGACGCAGAACCAGAGCGTGCAGAACGTCACGAAGTCCACCTCGTACTCGCACTTCAACCAGTACGGGGCGATCACGGCGTACGCCACCGACGGCCTCCCGACCCTCCGCAAGACCTACCGCCAGTGCGCGCACTACGCGGGTGGTATGGGCAAGGGCCCCGACCTCGTCGTCATGGACGACGACACCTACACCAACTTCGAGGACTCCCGCCTCTCCCTCGTCCGCGTGACGCTGGTCGAGGACAAGACCGAGAAGAGCAACATGCTCGGCCTCGACCTCGGCGTGGCGAAGGTGTACAGCTCCATCGACCTCGACCGCACCGCCTCCACCTTCGCGGGCACCCCCGCGCAGTTCGGCGTGACCTACATCCTGAACACCGACTACCTTGAGATGCCCCTCCTGGAAGCCCCGTCCATCACGCCGTTCACCGAGCGCGTGGGCGACCAGGACGTGGTCACCGCCATCTTCTCGATGCAGGGCAACCTCATCTGCACGAAGACCCCGGCCCAGGGCTGCGTCTCCGGCGGCGCCATCTAAGGCGCGGCTCGACTACCTCAACTTCAAGGAGATTCCAATGTCCTTCGCGAACAATCAGGTCTTCGGTGATGACGTCACCGCCGTCTACGCCACCGAGGTCTACCCCCTCGGCACCGAGCGTCTCGTCCTCGGTTCCCAGACGGGCGTCGGTGACCAAGTGTGGGTTTTCGTCAAGACCGACGGCGACCTCGTGGCCGGTGACGTGCTCCAGCGCAAGCTCACCTCGACCAACGGCAACGTCTCCCCGTCCGTGGGCACCGGCGCGCAGAACGCCGCGACCTTCGCGGGCGTGGCGGGCGGTACGGTGACCGCGGCGACGGCTCCGTACTGCTGGGTCATCAAGCGCGGCGTCGTTTCGGCGAAGTCCGCGGCGGCGACCGGCGACAACTTCCTCGTTGTCGGCGTAACGGCCAAGTCCGTCACCACCACGAACTCCGCGACCACGGCCTCCTTCGGGTACGCATTCGCGGCGAACTCCGGTGGCTTCGTGTCCTGCTACATCAGCGCGCTCTGAGGTAGCAACCCCGCTTCGGCGGTAATAGGAGGCGGGCATGGACACATCTCTCGGTGCGCTTCGTGCCCGCCTCTTCAGCTTTCGCTCGTGGGACAGCACGGGGACGACCCTCGACAATCGGATTCGAGAGGCGATGAACGCCGCTCTGGACCGGGTGTCGGGGGATGTCCCCGAAGCTGTCGTGCCGGACGATGAGCATGTCGTGCTCCTCGCCGACGTGGTTGGGGGAGACGCTGCGGTTCAAGCGAGGCTCGCGCCGACCTTGGACGCGCGCGTCCTCCTGTTCGTGACACCCGCCGGCGTTCCGTTGACCACGGGCGCACCGTGGCTGCCGAACGTCACGGGGGTGCTCGACGGCGTCACGCACCTGGAGATCGTCGACCAGAACGGCCAAGTTCATCGGCGTCAGTCTCGCGAGTTCTGGTCGGAAGTCGTAGGGGGTAACCCCGTCTACTACGTGAGCCTCGACCGTCCGTGGGACACGGTGGCGGCCCCCGGTGCGATTCTCGACTTCCGGCTGCACCAGCCCGAGTTCTTCGTGTCCGACGATGTGACGCGCGTTCTTGAGCCTGCGCGCATCTTCGACGAGACGCGCCAGCAGATCTGGGCCATCGACACGGGCGGCGCGATGCGCCAGGACATGGTGGATTATCGCGGCGACGACAAGGGCCGCCCATTCCGCCTCTGGCGGGGTCGCCACTTTCAGATCCCCGCGCCGACGAAAGCCCCGGTCATCGCGCCCGAGGACAAGAATCCGTGGACCGGACCCGAGTGGGAAGGCACCTTCACCTTCGTCTACACCTACGTGTGGGGCCGCAAGGACGCGGAGTGGCAGACGGCGCCGGGCGGTATCCGCGACCCGCAGTGGGAGAGCGCACCCTCCCCGCCGAGCGCGGTGTTCAGCCACACGGTGGAGCCCACGGACAGTATCTTCATCACGCCGACGAACATCGACGCGATGATGGACTTCGGCGTGTCTGGGACGCTCCGCTTCAGCCGCAGCGGCTTGCGCGTCCGCATCTATGTCGCGCGCACCTCCGTGCGCACCGCAGCCCCCTACGGTCCGGGGTTCGAGCGTGTGGAAACGGACGGCAAATACTACCTGCTCGGCGAAGTAGAGCCCACGGCGGGCGCGTTCCTGTGGCGGGGCGCCGTAACTCCCGACTACCAGCGGCCGTTGAAGCACAGCACCGGCTACTACGCCTACGGGGTCTTTCCGCATCAGGACCAGCGCTACGAGCTGGACGTGCGGGTGCAGCGGCTGCCGAAGAATCTCATCAACGACCAGGACACCGTCCCCATCCAGCGAGACGCCGTCTTGGCGTACCTGGAGCTGTGCCTGCACTACATGTGCTTGATGGACGGCGTCGATCAGACCGGCGCGAACCAGCACATCATGCGCTACAACGAGCTGTGCCGGCACTTTCGCAAGCGGTACGCCAATCCAGGGGGTGTCGTCGAACCAAGAGGTATTTCGGGGTATCAGTCCCGGTATCGCTACGGGCGATACCGCGACACGACCTGAGCGTGTTATACCTTACCGGCAACCCGAGGACGTTCTCATCATGCCGCAGAGTCATTCATTTCTTCGCCCCGATCTGGGCGACATCTTCGTTCGCCGCAACTTGAACGGCAACGAAGAAGAAGCCATGATCGTGTCGGTCATGTACAACCCGAAGGCTTCGTTGTGGCAGGCGACCATGAACACGAAGAACGGGGTCGAGTTCGTCACCGGCGACAAGGAGTTCCGGAACATCCACGACTGGCGCCCGAAGCACTACGTCTTCGACGACCAGAACGGCAACTGGTACGCGCCCGCCGAGAAGGAGAAGCTCGACGCCGAGCGCGTCAAGGTGGAGGCCGAGAAGGCCGCCAAGGCCGCGGGGGTCGCCGAGAAGGAGGAATACTTCGTCGCGGACGCCGCCGAGGCGCCGAACGCGATCAAGAAGCGCGGTCTGCCGAAGGTCGGGGCGATCCCGACGCTTCCGACCCCCTTGGTGTAGCGCATGGCGGGCCCCGACAACCAGCAGACCAAGCAGTTCATCATCCCGTTCGGCGAGGCTACGGCCAACTACACGCCGAGCGAGCTGGCCACGAAGATCATCAACTTCGAGACCACGACGGAGGCGACGCTTGCGACGGTTCGGGGCCCGACCCTGTACGAGCCCCCACGAGGTGGCCAGCCTGGGACGGCGTTCGCGGAGATGCACGGCATCTTCCACGCCAACCTCATGGGCGGCACGTCCGACACGCTGCTGGTTCGCGCGGGGCGTATCTGTATCGGCACGCGGGCTGGCAGCGTGGCTGGGAGCAGATCTACAGCGGCCTCACGTCCGACACGCGGCCCACGTACCCCGACCAGTTCCTCGTCCTGAACGACAAGATCATCTGGACGAACGGAATCGACTACCCGCTCATCATCGACGGGCATGGATCGGTGCATCCGCTCGGTACC